GACAGAATCCCGGACAGAAGCCCGGACAGAAGCCCCGACAGAAGCCCAGACAGAAGCCCCGACAGAAGCCCCGACAGAAGCCCCGACAGAAGCCCGGACAGAAGCCCCGACAGAAGCCCGGACAAAAGCCCAGACAGAATCCCGGACAGAAGCCCGGACAGAAGCCCCGACAGAAGCCCAGACAGAATCCCCGACAGAATCCCAGACAGAATCCCAGACAGAAGCCCGGACAAAAGCCCAGACAGAATCCCGGACAGAATTCCCTAATTCATATTTAATCGACTTATTTAATTTTTCATCCTTGAGAATAGTAATAGTAAGTAGACAACTTAGCCAACTGTCACAATATACTACCTTTGGCTTAGGCTTGTGAAGCAGATCGGTATATAACCATTCAATCCCTTCTTCAAACATCGCTTTGTCTATCCCCTTTTGATTCTTTACGTTATCAAAAAACAAGTTGACCCACTCATCTCTTGTCTGGAGCATTAATTTTTCTTGCTCTTTAGTCAAATTCTCCAACATGTTAATTCTGTTTTTTAAGTTCTACAAAATACTCACAAGTTCTTGCCGCTAAGGATCTATAAAATCCCAACTTTTTACAATACACCATATAATTGCTTACTTTTCCATACTGATTTGCGCATTCAACACATTTTACCATATTCGGCACATTCTTTCTTTTAATGCTCTTTTTCTTCATTGATATATTTGTCTGTATAGTTTAACAATCTGTTTAAATCATCCCCTTCGTAAATGGCAAAACTTAAACCTAATGCCGGAATCATTATATTAGTAAACTTTTTTATAAAAAATCGGAATGTCTTATAACTGAAAAACGGGCATATCGCTATAAATAAGACAATTAAAAAAAAATATCCTATAATAAATATCGCTAAGAGAATCATTAATGTATTCATATCTTTAGTTTTTTAATCCTTAATATTCTGTATTCTCTCTCTGACATATATTTTTTATATTCATCCGGATTATCATTGATAAATTTTTCCGTATCGAAAAACGCCCTTTTTTCTGTTTTGAACGTCGCACATTCTATTCCCCCGATATTTAACCTTTCATTCTCACCGATTTTCACGGCTACCATGTTTTTACACTCTTCAATTTCTTTTTCTATTTTCTTTTTGTTCTTTATTAACTCGTTGTATCTTTCTATCACGTTTTTAAAAGAGTCTTCCGCATCACTACAAGAGCCCTTATCCGGGTGCAGGCATTTCATTTGTACGTCTTTTAAATTCTCGGACTCTGGAACATCATCCCCGAAAATATATTTTTCCGTCCATTCTGTCCCCCTTTTTATAATATCCTCTGCGAAATCATTATCTAAATTAAAGTACCGGTATTGTATAGTTTTATTCCCGTCATAAATGCATAAAACAGCTGTATCATAGCCTCCTACATACATTTGAAATTGAATTTGACAATACCACTCTTTTGGCAATTCATCATCATTGTAAATGTCTATATATCTCTTTGTGTCTTTTACTTCAAGGATAACACGTTTTTTACGCTCTTTTTTGAACAATTCCCTATCCGGTGATACTTCTATATATTCGGGCAGATCATCACGCCTTAAAACGAAGTATTTTTGCGTATTCTTCACCACTCTTTCCGTACTCACATTCTCGAAATATTCAGAAATTGAATTTTCAAACAAATTTCCTCTAATTGTATTCGTGTTTTCTGTTATTTCCCCCTTTTTTATCTTATCCCAGTATTGAAAAGGCGTTATGTACTCGCTATACCCTAAAATTATGCCTATATTGGAGGAACTTAATTTAAATGACTCGTTTTTGTGCTTTAGCCATTCTTCCCTATTTTTAAAAACTATTTTCTGTATCATAACAAATTATCTAAATATTCCAATTGTGTTAATTCTTCATTTATCGGTGTACATTGGTCGTACTTCAATCCTAACTCAATAGGTGACACAGCTTCACGCATGTCTGCTTTTGCCGCAAATTCCTTTAGCAATAGTTTTAATACCGTTTTCTTAGCCATAACATTAAAATCATCGATCCAAAGACCTTTTTTTAGCCGGAAAGATTGCGAATATTTATTGGCATGTTCTATTATTTCATCTTTGGACATATATTTGAACTTTTCAAAACCTGTTTTGTAACGTATGAATGCGAGGTTGCCGACATATACGCCATCATTTAATTGCTTTAGAAATGTCACATCGCCTGTAAATTTGTTAACCTCTATTTCTCCCTCGTATATTCTTGTTTCATTTATTGTTTGAAGCAAATTCGATCTCAACGCAAGTTCTATGTACCCGTTTTTCATTATTTGAAATTGGCATTGTCCCTTATAGGGGATTATTGCTGACTGCCCACATGATTTATCAAGCGATAAATCGGTTACCGCTGCACAGAGTGACGAATAAATTATACTCAATGGATCAACTTTTTGTAGTTCCGCGCTTGAATATGCCGTTAATATTATATTTTGGCACATCGCAATTCCTTTTTTTTCGCCTAATATATCGATAAATTTATCTTTATAAGAGCCTTTTGTAAGGCTCTTTTTAAGTAATTCAAAGGGTCTCAATGTAGGCTTTTTAGCTATTGTTTCCGTGCTTTTGGAAATAGAATCTTTTATATCCATAATTGTATTTTTTGTAATTGATCACTCGTAAATCTCACACTCGTAAATTTTCTCTATTTTATTATTACATTCTTCCTCGTTGTATATTTTGTCCATATACATGCCTAAAATGATTATTAATAACAGAACAATTATTTTATACTTCATACCATTCGCACAATAAAAATTCCGTAATTTCTTTTTTTAACCTATCCGCACATTCTTCCCCTGCATCCTCGATTTCTATTTCTTCATCTCCGTAAATGTTATATATTTCATATTTGAACTTATAACATTTACCTTTGTCAAAATACAAGTCGTAGCACACCTGTATGATCAAATCGCCGAAATCCTTATTTGTGTCGGTGCGAAATTTATTTATTTTGCCCGAAAAAATTTCATTTTTTTCTTCTTCCGTTGATCCGTTAATAAAATCGGAAAAAATGATATAATATATATATGATTCATTTATTTTCATAGCTCTATATTTTATGAAATTCAAACGTTATATCATTAGGCAATTTCGAATAGTCTACACTGTCTAAAAAGCGTTTGTAATCCTCCTCCGACATCGCATTTTCTCTGTTTTTAAACAAATTTATAGCCAAAACATTTACCGATCTTAAATAAGCGTGATTATTTAAACTTATGCCTTCATCAAAAAGGTATTCCAATACCTTTATTTCATTGTCTATTTCTCTTTTTTCTTTCTCTAACTTCATCTTTTCTTTTTCTAAAAACTTTAAATTTAGGTCTTTTATCTTTTCATCTCTTCTTTTTATCACATTATCCATTGTAAAATACCCATTTTCGTGCATTTTTTTTATTTTTTCTTTGGTGTCGTTATTCAATGGCTCGTAATCGTAAATTCCCAACACATCGGGATTTTCAAATTCATTCCCCGTTAACTCTTCTAACATTTTAATTGCTTTATTAGCCTTACTTCTCAAATGGTAAATGATGTCATTTTCTTCTAAAAAATATTTTATATAATCGATTTCTTCACCCCAACAAATAAGCTCTTTTGCCATTACATCCGAAATGCCAAGATAACTACAAATAACATCTATTTTGTTATTGTCAATAGCAAATTTTATATTTGAAAACATGTGTATCGGCATCCCATAAGATGAATTTCCATGTAGCTGAACAAATGTTTTAAATTCCGGGAAATATTTCAAAATTTCTTCATGAATGCACCCCGAAGAAATTATTTTTTTTCTCGCTCTTTTAAGTTCGTACACATCCCCAACGGCGTAAAAATAAGAATATCCATTCTCTTTTATATATCTTAGCCCTATTTCTACATCTATAAAGGTATTTTTACCTATTTGTTTTGTTTCCTTGTATTTTAATTCATTCTTTTTCATTGTTTTATCTCCTTAATTATTTTAAATTTCTACCGGGTCATTTTCCCAACTCATTTTTTTACCTATTATTTTTTCTATTGTCCCATGTGGCAAAAATATTTCGTAATTAATGCAATATTCGCCCATGTTTAAAAATTCTTGATCTCTCCAATGATCTAAATTTTCATCTTGTTGCAATATCTCTTCATACCTATTTCCAGCATCGTCTATTTTCCCATACCACGAATTAATGTATTTTTTTATATATCCGTATCGCTTTGGAATATTTTGGCAAATCAATTCTTCACCATTTTTATTTACACATAAATAAGCCATATTTTTACCTTATAAATACAAAACCATCTTCAAAATAGTATTCACCCAGAAACAAATCTCTGGCAAATTTTTCGTAATCAAAATATGTCTTTGCAAAATCTGGAAGGTCGTAACATTCCTCTACCATTTGATGAGCAAAATCTTCTTCATCATCATATTCCCCTACGTACAAATCTTTGAACCTATTCACAAGATCGTATACATCTTCCTTGCCCAAATCATGAAGGCTATGATTGCACCACACAAAAAAGGCTTCCTGCTCGGTTTCGCTCAAATCCTCTACCGCGTCACGCAGGGCAAAGAAGTTTTCAGAAAGCCAACTTTCACTAATTAACGCCTCCGGGATGTTCTCCCAATCTTGGAACATAAATTCGGGGGCTTTTTCATCATTGTGAAGTTCCCGGCATGCTTCAAAAAATTCCTCCTTGTTTGAATAATCTGAAAGATTTAGCCAACCTACAGGCAATGATCCGTTATTATAATTTTCATAAGTTCCCACATAGATTTTTGCATCTGATAAATCATAAGTTTTCATGTTTTGTTCCTCCAATATTTAGTTATTATTCCTAAGTTCTTTTTAAATGTAATACACCTCTTTTAATTGTTTGCTCGTAAATGGTATTACGAGCCCATTTGGGCCGACTTCGCTTTTACTCTTTTGCAGATCTGTAAAAATACGGCACTCATAACGTTTTGTCAGTTTCTTATTGAAGTTCTCAAGGTATTTTATAGCTGTGTCCTTATCTTTGAAATTCAGGTAAATTGCAGGCTTTTTTGAAGGATTAATTTCGTACCAATTCGAAATTAACTTTTCGTCTTTCGTTGTTACGATGCCTTTTGTAGCTCTTACTTCCACCCATACAGACGTGAAATAATTCTGTTGTTTTGCGTTTGTTCCCATAGCTTTTGTATTTTTTAGTTGTTTTGTTTCCTTTTTTGTATATACAAATATAGGCATTCTTTTTCATTCTACCATATATATATGCGTGTTTAACTATATTTTAACACGTGGTTTTCTTATCTCTTTGATATATAGCCTATTGGCTAACCCCGTTTGTTATATCGGTTTACGTTCTTTAACTTATAGCGATCGCCCTTTACATATAGGTGAACCTTGAGGTTATCCCATTTTATGGGTAGATTAATTTAACAGGGTTTTATATAAAGGTTAGCAACCTATATGAAGGCCTATTTCCGAGGTATTACTATATATATATAATATATATAAGCTATAGCTATTTATTTCCGTTATAGGAAATAAATAGCGGTAACCTATAGGTTCACCTTATGCCGGAGATATTCAAATAGGATTGAGAAACAATAATTAACAAAACGTGTGAAAGAGTGTTGCGCCTTTGCTGGTCGGTGTTGCGTGGTTGTTTGGCCTCCGAAATGGGAAAGCTTTGTGCGTCGCTGGCTGTTTGCTTCTGTGAAAAATATTAACAAAACGAGGGGTTGAGATGAAGCCTTTTCTCTTTGCTTTCGAGCCCTTGTTTTTTCGATCCGAAGGACTACGAGCGAGCGAAGCGAGCGAGGTTGCTTGTCCTTGAATTAATTTTCAGGGCAAACAGGGGTGGGGGTGTGGGGCTTACTAATCTCCCCCAAATATTGCGAAATAAAAAAAAGTAGTTATATTTGTGGTTATGAGTGCTCAAGATGTTATCATAAGGCAGAAGAGGGCAGAGCGGGAGGAGAAGATACGCAGTTTGCCTGATGTACCGAAGGTAGAGATCAGTGATAAGGAGAAGGCTGATTTTTACAACAAGTTTGGTAAGAGTGCGAGTATGTTGCAATGTTTGAACTTGTACGATGAGATTAATCGGTTAACTAAGTTATTGATAACGAGTGATGATGACAAGGAGATAATGCGGATAAGCAAGAAGTTGGATGTATTCAACAAGATAGTTACGTTGTATAAGAATTCGAGTGACACTGTAAACAAGATGAGCAGTATAGTAAGTGTAGGAGGAGATAGGGAAGAGGATGAGGATGGCAATATAGAGGTAGACGGGATAGACATAAAGATAGTTCGATGAGGATAGATTTGAACATACCGTTAAAGGAGAAGCAGGCGTACATGTATAACATGTTGATGTCGAGGAGGTATCGTGAGTTTTTGTTTTACGGGGCGTCACGAAGTGGGAAGACGTTTGTAATAGTATATTTTTTGATAGTACAGTGTATAGTTTATGGGGCGAATTGTTTGGTATTGCGGAAGACGTTTCAGAGTTTGTTGGATGGGATGTTGAGTCAGACAGTACCGGCTGTATTGAAAGCGATAGCCACACATAACAAGTTATCGAGTATAGATGTCTTACGGGTAAGGGGAGTGAAGTTTTGCAGGTATATAAACAGCAAGCAGTCTTTAATATTTTACAATGGACATTACATAAAGTTTTTCTCTATGATGGGGAAGAACAGTAAGGATGCGAGCAGCAAGTATGACACGATATTGTCTACCGAGTGGGGGCATATTTTTGCGGATGAGATCAGTGAGTTGACGTGGCAGCCGATAAGTAAGTTATACAGTCGATTATGTCAGTTATTGAAGGATGATTTTCCCAATTACATGTTGTTTGCGTTGAATCCGTCCTTGAAGAGTCATTGGAATTACAAGCGTTTTTTCAAGCATGAGGAGATAGGTACGAACAAGAGTTTGCCCAAGAGTATTACGGACAGGTTTTTTGTTATAAAGTTCAGTATGGGGGATAATGACGGGAACATATCATCCGAGTACAGGGCAACTTTGGAGAATGCTTCGAGGATGGACAGGAAGCGCTTTTTGGAGGGGGATTATTATGATGAGAGTGAGGGAGAGATTTTCACGTGCATCAATTGGGGTAAATTGCCTGATTGGGAGAGTTTCAGGAAGCTTTTGATCTACATAGACCCTTCTGCCAAGGACACGGCCAGGAATGATTACAAGGCGGTAGTGCTTTTAGGCATAACGAATAACAGTGTATGGTTGATAGGGGTATATGCTGTACAGGGGAGTACATATGAGATGCTGGAGGGGTTGTATGATTTGTACATGATGCCTCCCTATCCGCCTGACATTGTGATAGAGAATAAGCAGATCCCTTTTGATTTCGAGGATACGATAACGGCCTTTGAGGAGGAGAAGGGGGTTATATTTCCGATAGAGAAGGACAACAGGAACAACGGCAACAAGTTTTTGAACATTGAGTCTACATTAGAGCCCATGTTCAGGAATCACCGTTTTTGGTTCAACGAGGAGATGAGGGACACGGAGATGGGGGATTTGGCTGTTGATCAGTTCATCAATTTCTCTTATTCCTCCAATGAGAAGGATGATATTCCGGATGCGGTGGCCAAGGGGACATCTCTTATAAACCGGTACAAGATAACCCATGATACGGAGAACAGGAAGATTTCGGATATATATTGCGTTGTTGACGGACAATTAATAAAAGTTTAAGCCATGTTTATAACAGAGACGGACATTCAGACGTGGATTCAGCCCATAACGATAAAAAATACTAAGGCGATGAATCCCAATGCTTTGGACAATGCCTATTTGAATGCGGTAGGTTATCTTAAGCGTGAGTTGCAGGGTAAATGGGACATAGACAATGCTTTAAAGGCGGAGAGGGACACGGAAGATTTCGATCCTACCCTCTATTATATGGTCGTTGTCCTCACTTCTTTCTATTTTGCGGGTATATCCTCAAACATCAGTGAACCTTTATACAACGAATACAAGCAGGTTTGCGGCATTGTGGAGGATTTGAAGAACGGCACTTCGGTGATGTACAATGCGCCTACGCAGGAAGATCCGGATGCTTACGGTATGGTATATACAGATGAAAACACTTATTTTGGTTAAGCTATGACAAAATTCCATCAGCCGGATATTAATCCTATACAGATACCCTATGAAGTGGGTATAACGGGGATAGAGAGTCAGTATCTCCCCAATTTCTATGATTTCCGTTTCACCCCCCGTTATTGGAGAGAAGCTTATAACAGGGCGATGAACTATTCTGACATGACCTATCTTGACACTCTGTATTCATGGGTGGTGCAGTCCTCCCCATTTGTCGTCTCACAAATGGATAAACGAATAGTTCCCCTGATGAATCATGAGTTTGTAATCCGAAATGCGGACGGTACGGTGGATGATGAGGCCACAGGAAGAATATGCACCACAAAATGGTTCAGATTCCTTGTAAGATCATACGGCATGTCTCTGTTCTATGGCATCAGAGTGCCCCAGATAGACATAGAGAATGACCGGGTGGCGGATTTCCCGTTAAGGAATATAGACATAAAGAACAGGGCGGTGAGAAGCATGACATACGATTACGATCAGGTGGCCGATATAGACGATTATGCCAACACTTTCTTCATACAGCCTTATGACGAACAGGATTTCATGTTCGGTATGCTCCTCCAGATATCAAGGGCGATGATCGATATACAGCAATCCTACATGAACTGGTCTATCTTCGCCACACGAAGCTCATATCCTCGTACCACGCTCGGTTATCAGGCAGGGAACGAGACCTCTAAAAACCTCGCCCAAAGTCTTGCAAGACAGTTGGACAACCCTACCGCAATCCTCATTTCCCCTTATGAGTCCAATAAATACAACAAAGGGGAGAGAATGTACAACGTGGAGATGAAATCCGACATGATAAACGCCGCTCCTGAAGCTTTCCGTACCTTCAAGGAAAATATCATGAGCCGTTTCAGCGAGATAATGCAGCTGGTTACCGGAGGTACGCTCTTGGGCTCTACCGAGAAGAACACCAACTCCGAAAACCTCGTTGAGGCTCATTTGCAGCTCTATGAAGACAAAAAGAAAGAGGATATAAGCGGATGTCTTACCGCTTTCCGGACTATCTATATGCCTAAGTTGAGACGCCTCATATCAAATGTCGATCTCTCCGACAAATATGTGGATATCATACCGGATAAAACCATATCCATGGAGAAATTCAAGGTGATAACCGATGCCGCAAGCAAACAAGGCATACGGCTTTCTCGCTCTTTCTTTGAAAGAGTGGGGCTCGATAAGAGCGATTTCAATCCTAAAGTGCAGAACAAATCATGGTATTCTTCCGCAATGGCCAAGATCGGTGACATTTTCAGCAAGGGAAAGACGGATGAGAACGATAAATGACCTCATATCGCAGGTAAAAGGGCTCGGATATGAACTGAGATTCAATATGCCGGTAAGAATCGCCGAGAATATGGTAAAAGAGACCCAAAGGAACTTCCGTGCTCAAGGTTATACCAATGACGGCAAGTTCGAGAGGTGGCCGGAAAGAAGATATGACATACTGAAAACACCTTCCGGAAGGAAACTCGGATATAAGAAGCTGTTGCGCACAAGAAGACTGTACAACAGCTATAAAACATACGTAAAACGTCTCGGGGGATTCAACATAAAGGTCGGCGTACAGTCCGATGTCCCTTATGCTAAAGTGCAGAACGAGGGTGGACAGACAAAAGGGCGTTGGATTCAGGAAAGATATGGCATCAACCGCCCTGCACCACGCATCCCGGCAAGAAAACACGCCGGTATAGGCACAAAAACCATGAGGGATGTTGATAGAGAGATAGATAGGACTATCAAAAAATTCCTCAAATAATTTTTTTTATTCGTTTTTATACTTATTTTAGTGGCAGAATAATAATTCAGGGCATGATAGGATCGCTTACAAAGTGCATAGCAGAGTTTTTAAGGAGTACGGAGGTAGTCAAGAACAACAATATCCCCGTATATACCGCAAATACCGTAGAAGGACGTTTTACGGTAAACACTTCACTGCCGGCAATCCTTATTACCGTTGCCCCCTCCGAAAATCCTACCGTATTCATATCCGGGAATATATTGGACAGCATAAATATACACATCCGGTATATGGACGATCTTCTGAACTATACCATGTCGGAAGATGACGGGATATATGAGGATAGAAGAGATTGGGCGTACCAACTAAGGGATGAGCTGTGGAATAACAAGCAAAGCACGTATTTCAAGCAGTTCATGAACGTAAACGGACTGAATATCATGTATAAGGGAATGTCTACATATACACAGGTAGGAGTTCTCGAAAACCTAAGCAAGGACATTGATGTATTCTCATTTATTTTTTCATGCAATTTGTTCTCAGACCAGCTTTCCTCTTTCCCCACAGTACCCTTGCAGGAATTTTTCATAACCCTGCAAGGGGCTCATGGGGAAAGACCTGACCCGGGACTCGTAACCGTTACCGCATCCGGAGAGAAATTCCCGGTATGGAATACCGTACAAGGGTCGGATAAGATAAAATCATTATCCATTCATGGGAAAAGCTATCAGAACGGAGAGGCTACACCTCTCTCACCGATAGAAATACAGTCAGTGGGTGACAACACTATAACACTTCTAACCGGAGATTCCGAAAATGGCGTCTCCTCTTCAATAGATATCAGGAAATCCCTTACCGACGCATCCTCAGACGGCATATTAAGATCGGTATACGGCACAATGGATGAAGTAGCCTATGATAGAGCTTCCGCAAAATGGACGCTGCACAAAAGAATAGGGATAAGCAGAGGATTCACGGTAAATTCATTCTCTGCACAGGAAACGAACGGGGATTTGAGATTCGTAAGGGTAAACGGTTCTGTAAAACAAGGTTCTGTAAGTCCTTCGGCAACCGTATTTTACAGCAATAAATTCTATTATACAGGGGATTCCACATCCAATAAGTGGAATAATGTATATGGGGTATATACGAATTCTCTTAGATACGGATTCTATATTGTGTATGATATAAACGACTATCCGACCGAATCTGATCTTAAGGCAATGATAGAGGATGAGTCTACCATATTTACATATGTACTTGAAAATGAATCACAAACAGAGATAAATGTGGGGGATATCCCTACTTACGATAACCAGACATGGATAAGCACTGTCAAAGATGATGTAAATCCGAGAATCGTAACCGAATGCGAGGTAACGGAAATATTCGATTATATCAAAGACGGTCTGATCGGTTACTATACCGGTCGAGGACGAAGCAACACGGATGAGAATAAAAACATTCTTCCGGATCTGTCCGGCAACGGGAACGACCTTGAAAACAAAAACTTTGCATATACAGTCGATTCCGGTTACGGAGACGGCTATATTCAATATGACGGGGTAGATGACTTTTCTTGTATAGAATCTTTACCAACAAATGTAAAAACCATACAATTTGTATTATCGGAGTTACAAGATTATCTAAATACTGCTAATAAATGGAATGGAGGTATTTACCACCCTAAAGCTGATAATACTGATAGATATTTGGGATTAAAAGCCAATAGGACAGACTCAACACAAATTGGATATATATTCTGTTATTTAAATGGAAATTTAGTTCCAAAACTGGATATAAATAATCAGAAACAAATAAATGTTGTTTCTATTTTATCGGATAAATATGAATTTAACCTAATATTTACATTGGGTAGCATTCTTAGAATAAGTCACTATTCCATTAAGGAAAGAGTCCACGACGTCTTATTATATAACAGGATATTAACCGAAGAAGAAATAGAACACAACTATAAAGTGAGTTTGCAATATAACGGAATGACATTATGATAGCTATGTATGTAGTACCTACAATAGAATTAGTCCCTTTCGATAAGGACTTAATGTATAGAAGAAGAAACGCTGACGGGAGTAAGACGCTTATTCATAAAGAAGAATATGAGCGTTTAGTGCCCGTTACTTTGTATGAGGATAGCGATAATTATCCTTTGTATTATGGGGATGCTCTTGAAGAGTTGCTTAAATTGGACGAAGGGCAAAATTTATAAAGTATGATTGTACAAGTATTATCTAACGAATCCGTAAACGACAGGGGGTATGTGGTAATGAACAACAGCCTCGATTGGGGTAGATACCGCAAGAATCCCGTACTTATGTTGCAGCATTTCCAATGGGATAATCCTATCGGGAGTGTTAAGGATATAAAGCTGAATACGCAGAAAAAGAGATGGGAGGGCATTCTCGTATTCGCTTCTACAAAAGATGGACAGAAATATAAACAGATGTATGAAGAAGGCTCTTATAATGCTGTCTCAATAGCCGGAAAAGTAGAATTTGCAGAACGTAAAGGGAAAAAATTCACTACCAAATTTGAAGTGTACGAGATTTCTTTGGTAGCAATTCCGTCTAATGAGGATGCCGTAGCCATAAGAGAGAAAAACGCCAAGTTAGGGTGTCTGCCCGTTGAGTTCTGCATTACCGAATCCCAACAGGTAGAACAACTTAGTGCCGACTTCGACGCTGAAATCAATAACTATTTGGATATGGAAGAAAAAGAAAAACTATCGACAGAGCAGGGTCAGGAAAATACTTCTGAAAATGCCGTAGAAAAAGAGAATCTTTCTTCCGGGTTAAGCGGCATTCTTTCCCGTATAGAGGATAAGCTTTCATCCCTTATCGGAAAGAAAGAAGAACAGGAAACCCAAAAGGAAGAAGAATTGGGCGCACAAGAGCAGAAGGAAGAAGAACCGGCAGAGAAAACCGAAGAAAGTCTTTCTGCCGAAACTGAAAAAGAACCTGAACAGGAAAAATTGAGTGTAAATTCTGAAGAAAAAACATTATCTTTAGAAAAATCAAGACAAATTATGAGTGAGTACGCTTCTTTGAACGATTATCTTTCGGACAAATCGAAAGCTTCGAAAGTGATCAGAATGGCTCGGCTATCGGCAAAAGCCACACAGTCAGAGCTCCTTTCGGTACAAGATGACCTGAAGGAAATTTCATCCGTAATGCTCAATGATGAAAAGCTCATGGCTACTTTGGGCAAGGTGAGAATTTCAAACCCGAAACGTGGAGAAATGAGTTTCGGCGAAATGCTTTCAGCTATTGTCAATGATCAGGAAATGCTGCAAGCAGGTGGTAAAACATATCCTTTCTTAGGAGACCCCGATTTGGCGGTTGTCAATTGGATAGGGATGTTCTTCCGCCTTTTGTTCCCAGTAAACTCTTTCGCTGACAGAATCCCTCGGATTTCTTCAACGCAGGCAGGGACTATCCATGTACAGAGTAAATACAACCCGGCTGTTTATTACGGAAACAACGTGCCCGTAAATCAAGCTACCCCGTATTCTTATGACGATGCAGCTATCGCCATTCCTACCCGGGTGTTCTCTTTACAGCCTACTCTGTTCCAACAGGCCAATGATGATATGTTGAATTATGACAAACGTAGCTGGGGTATGGCAGAAGCCTTACGGGTTATCAGCAACGCAGCTCATAACTACTACCTTCAAACTATCGCAACAGCAGCCGCAGAACACAAAGTAGTGATGTCGGGTACTGAATATTTCGCTTCGGCAGGAATGTTCCCCGCAACGACTACCGCAGCAGGTGATATCGCCAAGATGACGGTTCAGGATATTCTTAACCTAAGTACTTTGTTCCGTAACCAAAACTTCAACTTCGATTATGAATATCCTGAACTCGTAATGGATTCGGTATATTACAATCAGTTGATTTCCGATACTTCATTCGTGAACTTGCTTAACAGACCTACTGAAAGCATACGTCCGATGGGTACTACCGCATACAACTTTGAAATCCATGCCCGTTCTATCGTGTCTCTGTATAACACGGCAACCAATGCTATCGTAGACCCGAAACTTTACGGAACACCGTTGGATTCTTCCGGTAATATACCTTCGTCTCCTACTCCTCCGACTATCGCAACTACCGCTTACGGTGTGGGCGTAGGATTCTTCCCGTCACAGGTAATTATCGGTATCGGTAACACCCATGTACACATGGTACAAGACCCGACTCGTTACGGATGGATGTTCTCTATGGACTTCCGTACAGGTTGCGGTGCTGCCCGTGAAGACGGTATCGGTACGGCATTGATCGCTCCGGCTGCAAAAGCAGGTAAATAAACCTTATACTATATAGTCCCCTGAATTAAAAGGGGACTATACCTAAGTTTATTCTATACTAACACGCACAAAAAAACAATCATTATGAAAACAACTGAATTTAAAGATTCTTTTTTCGTTGAGCTTCTCGCTTATGTTAATGCTTACGGCACTTTATATGTCACCTCTGACGGGAACATGTTCAGATCTAAAGTAGATGCTACCGACAGATGCAAAGATACTTTCGAGCGTTCCAAAGGAAAGAAAACCATGCAATGGGCAAAGATAACATCTGCCAATTGCCCGGCGGATAATGAAGCGTTCACCTCCATTATGGAAAGATACGTGGATGAAGATGAAAACGCAGTGAAAGAACCGTCTCCGGTAATAGACATTGAAAATGCCAAAAAGGAAATCGAGAAGAAAAGGAAATCGAAATCCAAAGTGAATAATCTGTAAAAACAACTATTATGGCTAAAACAGGTATTTATGTATCACTGACCGATAGTCAGATAGGGAATAATCAGAGCGATGAATCGATTGCCATGATATTTGCGGATGCTCCGGCAATATCTGGAACGTTTCTCCAAGATAAATCCTATATGATTACCGGGCTACAAGATGCCGTTGCTCTCGGTATTACCCAAGAATGGGAAGAGGCGCAATTGGCTGCATCCGGATCACGCCTATATACTCATATAGCCGATTTCTATGCCAATGCAGGAGCAGGAACTAAATTATGGATATGCGGGACTACATTTACCTATGGAGCAAGCGGTTCGCTCTCGCAAGCCGCATTCTATTCAGGTAAAGTGGCCGATGCTGTCATGCAGACCGTTGAAAACGGATATGCCTTGCGCCCAAGAATCCTGATTATCTGTAAAGGGGAGAAAGCCGCTGCAAGTACCAAGTACACGGGTGATGCCTTGAATTGCGATTACGATTCAACGGATATCGCCGCATTCCAGACTTTCCTTGAAGATATGTCCAATGACAACTCCATACGTATGTGCGGTATTTATGACGGAGCTTTCCTGAATCCAGCAAATGCTCCTATGGATGTTACCAAACTTGCGGATGCGACAGGCCTTGCCGCTCCTCTTGTTGGATATAATATCACCGATATTCATGGTTATGGAGTATCAAGTACAGGGCATGTAGGTGGCGTTCTTTCCGGAAGAGCGATACAGACGTCAATAGGTAATGTCTCTTTGGGAAGCACTTCTCAAAAGGCGTATTTTACCAACGTGCAGAACACGACAGGGTCTATTACCTACAATTCAGGTACTCTTGTATCGCAGATCAACAACGCAAAGAATGATATTATCGGAGAAAAAGGATATATTTTCTTGCGCACGAGACCTATGATCACCGGATTGTTCTACAATGACGGCGCTACATGCAATTTGTCAACAAATGCCCTTTCCAAGCTGGAGATGGTACGTGTTGGAAATGCAGTATGCGATGACGCACAACAGTTCCTGACATTGTATCTGAATGTGAATATCCCGGTAGAAAGTGACGGGACTATCCTCGCTTCTTACAAGTCTGCAATGTCTTCGGATTTCTATTCGAGATATATACAGCCACGTTTGAATGCAGGACAGGCTTCCGATATTCGGGTGACTTTCTCTGAAAAGAATGGCAATTATGTACAGTCCAAAGCAATACAATGTACAGTAGAGATATTGCCTTCTCCGGCTATGGAGCAAGGATATGTGAATGTTTTCTATGTTTCATCTTTATAATTCTATGTTATGGATAAGTCAGAATATATCGTAAGCTCTGCCGATGTGGATATTTACATATCTTTTGATGGCGGAACGCCTATAAAGATAGAAACGGGAGCTTCCGTGCAATGGAGATTGTCACAATCCGTAAACCCGATTTATGCTATATCGTATAAAGATCCTATTTCCATCAAGGCTATAAACGCCTCATATACAGGGTCTTTGGATATACAATCCGGTGAATGGAATGCGATACTCAACAATTATGCCGCAACACATACGAACCCGGTGGCTTCATTGATTAACAGCAATGTCAAGTTCTCCATTTCCGTGACCTACAATCACAGGAATCCCATTCAACCGTATGCGGCTACAACCACATGGACAAATGTCCTTTTCTCGGATGAGAACGGCAGTATCACGGCAAATGATCCCCAGACTATTGTAAGTCTTGAATTTCAAGGGACGGGTATTATAAGAAATACCACTCTCTTACCAGCAACAAATTCTATATAACTAATCATTCCCCGGCTGCTTTTCAAGTGGCCGGGTTTTAAAATCACACGCAATGAAAAATATTTTCGAGCTGCCAAACATAAAATATATGGCAGAAGTACCCGATCCTAAGACCTCCGAAATGATAGAAACAGAAAAGGAGGTCAGCAATTTGCAGATTTTCAGGCTGCAAAGAACGAATTTAGCACATTCCAAGTTCGCCTTCGGGCTCAACAGAAACGGAGATACCGATATGGAGGCGATTATGGATGATGCGGTTAAATACGCCAAGCTCTGTATAGTCGATGTAAAATTAAGAGAGGAAATATGCAAAGACGCTTTCGCATGTCTTGCAATTTTCCAATCCGAAGAAGTGCAGAAGGATATTACCGATTTTTTTACTATCATTTCTCGCCAAATGGGGATAACCAAAAGCGAGGAAGAGACTATTCAAGGATAGTAGACAAGGATGTAAAAGAGATATTGAAAAGGGATTGCCTTTTTTTACAGAAATGCCTAATTTCACGATATTTCAATATCCCGATAGACCAAGTGACGGAAAGGCTTTCTTCTAAAGAGATAAGCGATTACGCTACCGGAGCATATTGGATGATATACAACATAGATTTAGCACCATTCAGAGAGAAAAAGTAGTATGAATTATTCTGTTGTTTTAGACCTTAAAGGGAATATATTAGAGAAGCTTAAATTAGTCGATGAAGAGCTTAAATCTATTAATAATAGGGCAAGAAATGTGCGTGTGAATGGCGGGGGTTTGGGAAGGAGAGACCCGGCCTCTGCCTCACGCAATATTCTAAGTGATGAAACGGAAAGGAGAATAAGAGGGATTCAGTATAAGTTCAGACATTTCCGTTTCCTCGATTTTTCAGGGTTATTAAAAGGAATGGAGAATACCCAAAGGGCGAGGAAACGATTCTTAGATAACTTTTGGTCTAATTCCACATCTATTTCAGGCGCAAGAAGAAACTTCGGGAATTTCATTAATATGTTTTCGGAGTTTTCTAAAACGGTATTGAATACCATGCCCGTAATAAAACAGGCGGTAATAGGATTAGGGGCTTTGGCCGCTATAAAGCTTACCGGTCCGTTATTGGGCGGGATAGCATACAAATTAGGAAGAAACTCCTTAATGAGTGAGGGTACTAATACGGCCATTCAGAATATCGCTGCCTATGATATGGTACGTCTTACAAGGGGAAACGACTTTAACAACATATACAGGAACGCAACGGATATAGCCTTAAAGACAGGTGCAAGCCGTGCCGGTACTGTTTCCCTATTAAATACCTTATCCGGGTTAACAGTAGGGGGGACGAAACTTAATGACAGAGACGCCAATTTCTTTGCCAATGTAGCCTCAAAAATATCTGCCGTCTCTGGCCGAGACATGCAGTTGATAGGGTTGAACCTCCAACAGCTTCTAACTACATGGCAGGGGATAGACATGAAGGAACTTTTCAAGTCCGTTCCACTTATAGAGAAATATCTTTTTGATATAAGGGCAAGGTCAAAGAATCAAGGTGAAGATATATACAGCTTCATAAGAAACAATCCGCAGGCTCTTATAGATGCTTTTGCCCAATTCTCAGAATCTTTCAACCTGCCGGAATCTGCAATAGCGAGAGGACGTGTAACACTTTCAGAGGAAGAGTTGGGAATTACAAAAACCAAGTCCCTTGAAAATTTCTATGTTGCGATAGCCGATTTGTCTGTCAGCATAAACAAATCTTTGGAAAAGCTGTATGAGGAGCTCGGGAAAGTGAATTGGAGACCTATATTGAACTCGTTTGAAGACTTCATTACAGACATTATATCCATTGGTGCTTCTTTCGCCAAATTCCTGCAATCAGACGAATTTGTAAGGATAAAAAACATCATATCCAATGCGGCCAAAGGTGCTGCCGCAGGATTTGTGGTAGGTGGGTCAGTAGGTGCTGGTGTAGGAGGTATCGCCGGTACTATATATGGCGGGATGAAACAGCCTGATATCTACAGTCCTGAACAGAGGGCATTATTTTCTCAATTATCCAACAATAATTTACTTAAAAACTCTCTTACAAATTTCGGTATAGTATCAAGGACACTATACAGAGATAAAGAAGGCATATTGCGGTATTCAAGCGTAAATAATGTCCCTTCAACCATAAAATTATCAAGAGATGAATATTCTAAATTAGTTAAAGAGCTTAGTTTCGGGTCTAATAGATATAAACAAATGGGGTATGACCTACTGAAAGGTGTAGGTACAGAAGAAGCCATAAAAGCCGTACTTGCCAATATGGATAATTACAAGCCCCAGGTAAAAGGGACACCGGGAGAAGATGAAGCCGGGAAGATGCAAAGTCTTACAAGAGGGTCAAGAGCCCTTATCATAAATTTCAACAAGTCTATTGTTGAGATGATAAACAATATGCAGCCCAATGATACGGAGGCATTGTTAAAGGAAATGGAGGAAGTGGCCGAAAATGCTGTCACAAGAGGGTTGCATATAGCGTTTAATAATGCTACATTAGCGGCATCAAGTCAATAATAATATGGAAGAAGAAAGAGACTATACGGCTAACAGTTCAAGCCAATCATTCAGCGAGCTTGTTTCTAATGCAGGGGCTTCTACATTAAGCAAGATAGGTGATGTTGCAAGAAGCGGAAGAGAGGTTTTAGATACTTCTAATAACCTTATGAAACTTACATTTTCCACAGTAGGGATAATAAGGTCTATCAGAGGCATAAAATCGGATGAAAGCAAACCATCCAAAGGGATGAATGAAAAAAAGAGATATGTAGCCTATTCTGAAAGGTTGTATAAAAAAGACGACAACTCAAACCGGGAATTGTATAATACCAATTATGACTATATATTCAGATGTGGGGAATATTTCCTTCCTCTTTCATTCAGTTTCTCCGTTTCAGGTAATACCAATATAGTGAAATCCCAATTGGTAGGCGGTATTCAGATTCTTGAAAATACGTTCTATGAACCACAGGTTATAGAAATACGCATAAGAATGGAACGCCGGCAATGGGATGCAAACGCCGGAGTAGATGAAATGACATTCCGGCAAGGACAGGATTACGCAGTGGCAAGATTGGGGGATTTCCTTAAATACATAAGGAAAGATCAGCCGGTATTTGAAGTGTCTAATCCATATATTACCAAAGATTTAGGCATAAAGTATTGTACGCTTACAAGATATAACATAATACCTACCGAAGGGTCGGATATTACAATGATAAACCTTACCCTAATGGAGGTTGATTTGACAACTCAGACCTTATTTGTGAATTGATATGCCATATTGCCGATTAAATTATTTTATATGCGAAAACGAAGTATGGGTTGAGGGACGAAAGATTCTCAATTTCGTATCTTTTGAGTCCAACAACACAAGAGATCATCTTGCGGAAAGAGGGGAGCTTAAGATACCTATACATACTGTCGCCAAGCTGAACAATAGCGGGGATATTGTTACAGGGATGTCGATAGTGGATTTGGCAAGATATAATATAAAAGTAGGCGCACAGATACAGGTAAAAGCGAAATACCGGGACATAGCACAAGTAGAGTTCGGAGAACCGCTGTTGATCTTTGACGGGTTCATAAAACAGATAATATCCGGATTCCCCACTACTTTAATATTGGAGGACAGGACTTTCATATTGAGATTCGGGAAGGTAAATAAAGAATGGGTTCAAAAAGCTCCATTAACAGAAGGGATAGAATATTGCTGTAAAATAGGGAATGAGGCATTTTCAAAATATCGTGACAGTCAAGGTCTAACATCGTCTTATAAACCCTTAGCCGTTTCAGATGAAACGGCTACCTCTGAATTTAACATGAAAGTATGGAAGGGTGTATCTCCGTTTCAAGTATGCCAAAGATTAATGGATATGTTCAAAATATTTACCGGGATAGATAAAGAAGGGAATCTTTATATGGGTACAGGGAGTACGTTCCCGGATAAAGAAACTATAAAATTGGACACTAAAGTCAATGTAATAGATAGGGACATAAAACCTGTAAACGGGATGTTTGAAGATTATTATGTCGAAGCTAATGCCTATATAAATGGCAAACGAGTTAAAGCTACTGCAGGAGATAAAGAGGCATCCTCGAGAAGGATAAATTTAGGATATAAACCTATCCAGACGGAAGAAGGGCTTAAAGAAATAGCCATAAATGCTTGGAATGGATTAAGATCAACGACCAATTCCGGAACTATAACTACATTGCTTTATCCTAATATTAAAATGTTCGATTATATTGAATATACAGATAATTTGCTACCTGAACTGAACAATAATTTTTATGTTATTGGAATAAGAATAAGTTTAGGTGCAAATGGCTATAGGAGAGTTTTAACGGTTACGGATAACAGGTTTGAATGGTAATATTATGGGACTGAAATTCGATACAGCTATGCAAGAAATAGGGAATAGTCTTTCTATAGCTATTTCCGAAATGAGGCCTATATCTCTAATGTATGGAGAGGTTATATCAGTAAATATAGAGGAAAAGACATTCGATTTATCCACATTAGAGGATAGTGAGATAAGAGACATACCATTAACAGGTGTTCAAGGTATCGAAACCTCTACTATCGTTACCCCTACAATAGGCTCACTTGTAATAATAGGATTTGTCCAGAATGATCCGTCACTTGCTTTCCCTATCCTTTTTACCCAATTGGATAAAGCGGATATTACAATAGGAAATTCCACTGTTTCCGTTACCGGTGATAAGATTGTTCTTAATGGAGGAGATTCTCCTTTGATCTATATAGAGCAACTTACTTCAAAGCTTAACGATCTTGTAAGTACGGTAAATGATATTATATCTACATTCAACAAACATACGCATATTGTCCCACAAGGAACGAGCGATATGCCTTCACCAAAAATAACAGGTACAGCGAATAATTTTGATGAAACGGATTATCAAGATGAAAAAATAACGCATTAATTTGTTTTTTTATTATTAATTCGTAAGTTTGTATAAACTGTGCTATTATGCAAGATTTATATTTCGATTTTGACAAGAATGACATTAATTTCAACGAGTACGATCTTATCATTGCAGAGCCGTGTTCGTTGCAAAATGGAGCTATGTTCTTTTCCAAAAGCTGCGTAGATTTAAATAATGCAGGTAAAGGAATAGGATTTAAGGAAATCGGGATATTATGCAATCAGAATGAAGCGAACCGTTTGGCCTCTGAATGTGTAGATCAATTATACAATGACGGCGCACAATCGGCGAATATAGACATAACCGTATTAGAGACTTTTGGTGAATATCAATACGATTTATCAGTAAGATATAAACAAGAAACGAGCAATGAGTAGTTATATTGTAAAAGAGGGGCAAAATATATATGACTGTATGTTATGTATATCCGGAGATATTCAAGAATTAAATCCAATTCTTGAATTGAATGATATTACTACTTATACGCCCGACCTATATGTTGGTCAGGTTCTAACCACTACCGGTATAAAGAAAAGCAATAATGAGGCATTGTTGAGAGCGGAGAAATATCCTTTTGCCAATGAAATGTTGGATAGTCAGGATTTGCAGAATGAAATTTCCGGTATATGGGATCTTTTAGATGAGATAAACAATTCATCAGGATATTTGTTGTCAAAAGACAATATTCCTTTGATGGATAATAATAATAACCTTTTATATCCGAAAAATGGCTAAAACACTAAGTCTTACATTTGACGAGATAGACGCAACGTTAATCAATGCGAATAATAACATGTCTCAAAATTATACAGGATTATTCGTATTTCTGTATCTGAATGGTAATAGCACAAATACCTCCGCCATAAAAAGCGATTTCTCTTTGTTTGGCACTTCTTTCAGTGATATTGCGACCGATTTTACAAATAAAACTCATTTTTATTGTAAGATTGAACAACAATATTTTAATATTTCGTTATATGTTGACAGTTCTGAAATAAAATATTCATATATGACATTCTCATTTAACGAGAATGTCGGAATGTATTTATACTCCGGCAAAGTAACCCGGAATGCAGAGACCGATTCAGACTATGTAAATACAGTCTATCCTATGGTAGATCTTTCATTATCATATTTATTACCCTCATCTTTCCTTCAAGTATATACACAGGAACAGATGCAGAGTTTCCTGACAACCAATTTCGGTAGCTATGAAAATCTATCATCTATTGCTAACAAGAATCTGTATGTTATAGATGCACAAAATAACTTTATACCGGTAAGAGCTGCAATAAAAAATACATCTATAAGATTTTCTTATGAAATATTACAAGATGTACCTTTAAGACGTATATTCTCATTTATTGTAAGTAGCGGTACTTTAAACATTACTTCGTTTAATTATGTATCTAATTCATATTCTGGAACTTATATATTGGACAACTCCATATTGACTTTTGAAACCGGGAATAGCTATGAAGTGATGACAACATGGTTGGAAGACTTATTCGGAACTTACGATAATTCTTTAATTAACGCAATGAACGAGTCCTCAAGATACCTTATGCCGGATAATAACGGATATAACAGCGAATGTCTTATCTTCAACTTGCATACGAAAGGAGGGGATAACATGGAGTTGACATTTGCTTTCTTTGACTCTCAATCCAATAAGATAGTCCGGAAAGACATACAATATAATCCTACACAGGGGACTATAACAGTTACAGATACGTCTATACCCTCATAATTTTATTTGATATGGCAGGCGAATATAAAAATGTTATTATTTCCAATATCCAATCATTTTTTGGATTTGCTAATCAGAGTGCAAGTGCATTATGGTATAGAATAGCCACTTTCGCAAGTGATATTATAGATATTATCAATATTGAATTATCAAATACTGAAACTATAATATCCGATTCAGCTTTAAACCATAGAGTATTAAACCAGAGTTATTATGTAGATATAGCGAAGGAATATCAAGAAGGCGTAGATTTAATAGAAATAGATACTACATTGCATAAATTAGGATATGCACAAATAGACCCATCAAAACAGATTATAAAACAGGCATCAGTATCTATACAAGATAACTTTATTACCCTGAATGTAGCTACCACTGACTCAAATAACAATCTTATTCCGCTTACAGTTGACCAATTATCGTCTTTTTCTTCTTATTTTAATAATTTTACGGCTTTTGGGTTGCCGGTAAATATAAAATCAGAAGATGCGGACGTAATAGAAATAGATCAATCGGATAATCTTATTTCTTATGATTCTGTTATTTCTTTGGATCAGTTAAAACAGAATATATCCAACAAATTGGTAGAAATAGAGCAAAACGTAATATTGGGGAATACTTATTATGTCAATGATATAGTTTCTCAATTAATGGAAGTTGATGGGGTGATAAATGTATATATTGGAAATGTAAAAGTGACATCCGGTAGTTCAACCAAATCAACATCAAATAAAATATCATTGGTCTCCGGGTATTTCAATTTCAAGCCTAATTCTCATAACTATTTTAATTATGAAGCGGTTTCGTGATTTCGACATATCTAAATTTATTTACCAAAGATTCAGGGCTAATTATTTGGTAAATTCAGAATATAAATTGAATTATTTATATATTCTTCTATCATGTATGTTCTATCCTATAAAAATTTTATTTTCTCTTTTTAATTCAAAGAGGATAGAATATTACAAAATAGCGGGATGCGGGTATGGGAATTACGCCGTAAAAAAAGTGATAGCAGATATATTCGGTGATAAATACCCAAATATAGTAATCCAATATGGGGATGATGGTGGCGGTAAATTCTTTTATTCACAAAGTCAGTCAGACGGTTCACAGGTATTCATGCCTTCTTTAAGTCAGACTTCTGCCAGTGCGTTTTATATGCCTAATCACACTACATCTAAAGTAGTCAATATAATCATTCCTCTGGAACTTCAGAATAACACGGAGGATTATTCTTATTTCCTTAAGGTTATAAGAGCTCTGTTATTATATGGAATAAACTATAAAATTATAGTAATATGAAGACACAGTTAATGCAGGTAGATACTACTTCAGGCAACAGGATGTATGCCGAAGATATACAATATGGGGCTAATGTTTATACAGAGATATTCAGAGGTGGAATGGGTATAACAGGAGCTACTAATTCAGGGATTTTCAAAATATTCGGTATTGCGGTAAGTGGTACATCCATACAGATAACAAAAGGGGCTCTTTTGATATATTACAACGGTACAAGTTCTTCTACAATAGTAGATCAGGATCAGATAGCTGTATGTAGATACAATGGTAACGACGTTACCATTGACCAAGGTACTGCATTTAATTTATATGTCGGGTATAACGAGACCCAAAGAGTAAATGAGGGCGGTAGTAATTATATCGCTTACCGGGATTATTTTTTTCAAACCACTTCATTCTCCGGGTCAAAGTTGACACTAAGTGTCCCGGCAAACCTAACTATACCTGAATTAATGAAGCAATATGGGTGGAATTATCCTATGCCTAAATCATTTACTTTTGATTTGCTTGAAACTCCGGTAGATGCTGAAGATATATTGACAGAGGGGTCTGTTGGTACTGACCAATTGGGCAACTATTGCGTTACTTCAGATAGAATAGCCAATGGGGCTGTCGGAACGGATCAGCTTAATGTCAATGAGGTTAACGGAATGTTCTTTGATTATACCATATCTAACATTTCGCAATTTGGCACTGTATTCAATAATATACTTTCGAGAGGATCATATAAAGTGAGGATTCTTGCCGGAGAATATAATATTACACAATCCTACAATTTAGGGAATACTTCTTCGGGTAACAAAGTAGATATATATTGTGATCCGGGAGTAGTTTTAAATGGTTTTTTATCAGAAAATGTCTTATCAAATCTTAGTGTAATTAATGATACCGCATTAGATAATAGTGTATCAGGTGGTGTGACGCTACATGGAGGTAAAATAAATGCTATTTTTCAAAGTGGAAGTTCATCTAATAGTTATTCTGTAATATCAGGATTCAGTGGAATATATAATTGTATATTATGTTTGCCACAAAATATTACTTCTACACAAACCGAACTTTCATGCGTATTGAATAGTTCTAATATTGATAATATTATAGTAGATTTAATTTCTACTTCTTACACGAGTAATCAAAGCGGCAAAATTGGTGTAATATTTAGTAATTGTGAGAATATTACTAATGTATATGTACAAAGGCCAAAGACATCTACTAACAATTCTCCATACGTTCATATTTTCGTGTTTTGCAAAGATATATCTAACGTAAAAATAGATTCTATTGAATCGAATAAACTTATAACTTATTTTTATTCCTGTTACAATATCTCTGGGGTATCATTAACGATATCCGGTATTTTTGATAATAGCTCTCAAAAAGTTAGAGTCTTTACTAATTGCTTTAATATAACCAATGTCAATATTATGGCGCAAAATTACGGATATACCGAAGAATCCCCTAATATTGTACAAATATTCGGAAGCTGTTCAAATATTTCAGGAGTAAGGGCAAATTTTACAGATGTAATGGGTACAGGGAATAATCAGATGATAACACTTATATCAAGCTGTACCTCTGTTTCTCATGTTTTTGCAAGTGGAAGATCCCCGATGAAAGGCTTTATTGTCTTATCTAAAGGAGTAACTAATAATTATATATATTCGGCATCTCAACTTTCATCCGTAGTGTATAGTCAAAGTTATGCTTCTTATGATACATCAGTACCATGTGATGAAGGAATTAATGGTGGGCTTAATTATATTGAGAATCTATCAGACATTTAATAACTACAATTATGGATGACATTAGAATTTTATTTGTAGGAGTGCTTTCAGCGGTATGCTCTTTTTTCGCTCCAATAACAGATTACGTTTTTGCTTTGACAATCGTATTCCTGTTCGATTTCTTTGCAGGCTTGATTTCAAGCATATTGGTTGATAATGAAAAGTTCAAGTTCTCTAAATTTAGGAAGTGTTTGACAGACATTATGGTATATTTCATCATTATAACGAGCATTTACGCTGTGGGGAAATTTACTCATAAACCGGATGGGGCGATACAATGTGCTTCAGGAGTAATGTTTGTTATAATATATTATTATGCCGTAAACATATTCCGCAATTTAAGCCTTTTAATGCCCAATAACAACTCTATAAATTTCATTTATTATGTGTTGAGTTTTGAAATAATTAGGGAATACCCTATATTAAAAAGGTTCAACAACAGTAAAGATAAAAAGGAGTATAAATGAGCGAATATTTCAATATAAAAGAGCTTGTATGCCCGGATGTTTATAACAAATTCGGTGATCAGGCATGGATGTTTATAGACCATAGACTGATAGAAACTCTTGATATAATAAGAGAAAAGATTTTGTGTAAGCCTATGGTTATAAACAATTGGGCTGCAGGAGGATCATACACACAAAGGGGGTTAAGATGCAATATTTGTCAACTTGTAAAAAGCAAAACAGATATAGGTAGAATATATATGTCGGCACATAATTTCGGAAAGGCTATTGATGCTACTGTACAAGGGATGACAGCGGAAGAAGCGAGGAATCTTATTATAAAGAATCAAGTTCTATTACCTTATCCTATCAGATTAGAAGACAATGTATCATGGCTTCATTTAGATGTGTATGATATGAACAAAGGGAAAGTTTATTTGTTTAAAGTATGAAAACGTTGCCGGTAATAGTCGCATTTTTCTGTATAGGGTTTATTTTTGGATATACGGTAAGTAATAATCGCATTAAAAGCCAAAATAAGCCCGAAAATGACACGATAACTACTTACGTGATAGACAGCGCCACATATACCGATAAAGTTGAAAATACGAAAGAATTTACGCATTATGACACGATATATATTCCTATGATACATGACACTGTTAGTCATAGGGACACGATATATATTCCTGTAAATATACCCATATACGATTATACTTTCAAGGACAGCTTATATTTCATCAATGCAGAAGGATATAACGTTAAAATGAAAAAAATAGAAGTTTATCCCAAAACAGTATATCGTAATATTACCCGGACTGAATATGTAGAAAAATTTGAGAGAGAGAAGAGATTTGGTATTGGTGTTCAAGCCGGGTATGGGTATAATATTTATGGGAATAATTTCAGCCCTTTTATAGGTATTGGTATTTCATACAATTTCATACGATTTTAAGTTTCATTTTTTCGAGTAATGCACGATGCCCCCAATTGTGAAATTCGGGGTATTTTTATATATTAATATTATGAACAAAATAAATATAAAAGCGTTGTCAGTAAATGAGGCATGGCAGGGCAGGAGATTTAAGACACAGAAGTATAAGATATATGAATCAAAAGTCTTGAATTTGTTGCCGGATATAGAGATCCCCCCTAAAGATTGGCTTATAATTTATCATGTAGGATATTCAAATGCCCAAAGCGATATAGATAATTTCGTAAAGCCATTTCAGGATTGTTTGCAAAAACGGTATAATATCAATGACAGATATATATATGCTTATATAATAGAGAAACACATTGTTCCCAAAGGGGAGGAATATATCCAATTTGAAATCATTCATGTAGACATAGAAGAAAAGGATAAAACAAGAAAGCCTCAAGGAGTTGAGGCTTTAATTGGTGTGTATATAAAGAATGTTTAAGATGTGCTATTTTCACAAACCGCACATGAGGAAACAAAACTAACGTATATATAGGCTTATATCCTATGCAAAAATAAAAATTATTTATTTACCAACCAAATCATTTAATTAATCTATCCATTTCCATGCGATAAAATTCCATTTTATCGGTATAAGTGGCCAACATATTGTTGGTTGTTTCATCAAATTCTCCCAAGTTGAAGCATTTATCTATGTAATTGTATAAGTCTTTTAATTCTTTTGAGGTATCTCGACACATAGATTCCCAATCCTTTATTACAGGGTCTTGACTTATTATAGATTCCTCCATGAACTGTTCAAAAGTATGAGAGGGTATTTCGTCGTATTGTATTATCCTCTCTGCGCATTTGTCGGCCAATTCATTTAATACTTCTGCTATTTTGTCGAAAGCCTTGTGTAATGTTATGAATTTATCGCCTGAAACCGTCCAATGCCTTGCCTTAACATTACCGTAAGAACATTTGGCCGAACATAAAATTTTGTCCAATTTTTCAATATCCATAGTAGTATCTTTTAAAATGGGGTGTCATCCTCATATCTGTTCTTTTGTTTATTATATTTCTCCCTAAGTTCATCAAGATCCATTAGTCTTGCATTCCCTATAAATATTTTAGGCTCTTTGTTAAGCCATTCTTCTTTTTTCTGGGTTACATATATGGCATGAGTGTTCCCGAATTTATCGGGCTCTTTCCTTTGGATAATAGATATATCCAATCCGGTATCTTCTGTACCGTCTTTCCTTGTAAAATGCCTTAATTTACTTTCAGGGATATCTGCAAATGTAATATTCCCTTTTAATATCTTTAATCCCATATCGCAAATGTATTAAAATTGTTAGTTATTTAAAATTTCTATCCTTAAATTTTCTATCTTCCCTATCATATTCGATATACTATCAATATCTTTTTCAGATATTTCTATAAACAGTATATCATATTTAGGGCGGTATATCTTGTATATAGGTCTCCATTTAGCTATATAATATTCTTTATCATCAATAACCAATTTCGCAATTTTACCTTTTAGTATTTTTTTTATTATTTCTTCTACCGATTCCATTCATATCCATATTTATTCGGTCAACAAGATCAATTAAATCGTTATTCAAACATCCTTCAAACTCTATTTTATTATGGTTAATCATATTGAATGTCAATTTACTATTATTTTTATCATATTCAATGCTTTCCACATGATCTATGTTTATAGCACATTTTTCATTTACTAAAGCTATCATTTTATTGTATCATTTTTATGTTCATATTCACTAATCCATTCGTCAATCACATTTATAACTTTGTCCGGAATCTGTCTTGATTTATCATTACTCTTTATATAATCAATTGTACCTCCAATTCCATATATCATAAATAGATCACTCTTTGACGGAATAATAATATTCATGAATAACCCAATCGCAAGCATATATATAGCCGGCTTTTTATATTTAACCATTTCATCATTAATATCTCCTACACTTATATTTAATACTATAATAAATATTATTAAGCATGCTAATCCTATAATAATTAATGATCCGATTTTTAATCCTCCAAGAACGGATATAAAATAAAGTTCTTTCATATCTATTTATTTTTTCATGAAACATATCCAATGGGTATTCGATCTCTTGCCGGATATATGCCCGAATATAGGTTTTTCGTCCGTCAACTTTAGGATTTCAGAAACTTTAATATCCGTTTCATTCCATTTAAATATCAAGAATCCTCCACTTTTTAAAACTCTGAAACACTCTTTGAATCCTTTAGCCAACATATCACGCCAATCCGAATATAAAGCTCCATATTTTATATGTTGATAACCTGTTGGAGATGCCTTTTCATTTAAACTCCCGTACATGTCTGCCATTTTCGATTTGCCGACATTCCTAAGCAAGTGCGGCGGATCGAAAACGACCATTGAAAAAGTATTATTGTCGTATGGCATATTTGTAAAATCAGCTTGTACTTCTGGATTTACTTCAAATAATCTCCCGTCACATAAATGAGTAGATACTTTTCTTATATCTTGAAATAATACCCGCTCATCATTTTTATCAAAGTAGAACATCTTCCCCCCACAACACGCATCTAATATAGGTTTAACTGTTCCATTTATTGATTTTTCAAAACTACTATTCATATCTATTTATTTTTAATCGATAAGTTCAAAATCATAAACAAAAACATACGGGTTGCTGTCCCATGTACCTTTGCCAGATACTTTATCTATGAGTACGGCAAAGGCTTCACATGGATTAGGGAATGGATACTGACTTATATATCCGATATTTGAATCAAATCCGTATTTCCCACATCTAAGATTCTTCTTAATTCCCTCTTTTAAGCAATATTCATCTGAAATGTCTTGTAACCGCTCTATTCGTACATCGATTATTCGGATGTGATGCAACATCTTCGATGCCTTAACAAACATTTTATTGTCCCACCCGGCAGACATGTATAGGTCGAGAAGTTCAAAATTTTCACCATATTGTTCCTCAAATATATCATTATATCTCTGAGAAATGGCGACAACTTCTCCAACCTTATATAGAGCGTACTTGCTATCCCGAATGTCTATAAAATCCCCCTCCTCATTCTCATATACCAATGTATCTTCTCTTTTATCCCATGCTAAGGTGAAAAAATCTTTTGGAACAAGTCTCCTCGTTTGAGTCTTTCTTCTTTCAAGTACAGCTTTTGTTAGCCCATACTTATCATTAAATAAAATCTTTTTCATACTTCTACTATTTCAAATTCATCGGCATATTCACCGATCCAATTGCGTTTCTGTTTCTCAGTTGCAGATTCATATATTCTCCCTCTTTTAGATAAATTCCTTTTTAAGAAAATAGCATGACTACCTCCAGCCTCGTTTATTTCTCTAATTGTGGGGGATAATCCCTTTGCTCTACAAAAGAATAACCCTGTTTCTATGTGTCTAAATTTTACAGCCATATATTTTATATTTCTTGTTGAAATATGTTCATAATCTTAATAATTCATGGTTATCATATCTGTTCCCAATAATTTCCATATCGAAAACATCTAACATAAGTCCTAAAGAAGTATCACCTACTACGGAACTGCGTATGTTTTTTAATATAAACATTCCTCTATTCCAAATAATTTCATAAATATTTTCCCCACATTTAATCAAATCATTTTCATATATTTCTATTTTATTCTTATCTCTTAATCCTGTGTACTCTCCCACAGTATCTGGGTCTATATCAAGACATCCTTTATAATTTTTTATTATATGTGTCCTTTCTCCACTATCTGATTTGAACAAATACCCATAAAACCATTCTCCACTACTTTGGCTTTTCCCCCTAAATTTTATTTCTCTGTAACTCATATTCTCAAATTTAATTATTCTACATTATGTGTTAAATCTTTTAGGTATACCCATTTAAATATCCTCTTTTGTACTCTGATATGCTTTATCCAATACCGAATACAAATATTCCAATAACTACCAATAGTAAACCTACGGGCTTATGCCAATAAGGTAATGATATACTAAATGGTTTGAATGTGATTTGTGTATTAGCTGTAAATATAAATGCTATCACAAAAATTATTATATAAAATACTATTTTCATTTTTCATTCCTCCATATTAGGTATTAAATCTTCCACATATGCCCATTTTGAAAAATTGTGATTTTCTTTTATTTCCTCCCAACAATCATCGGGAGAGTCATAAGTATAATATACTGTTTCCATTTCGTGATTTTTTTCTGAAAACAATACGATGATTGCCGTTTCTCTTTCAGGTTCTTCGGCTGCATCATGCCACATGCTATTTATGCACCATTCTACACCTTCTTTGAAAGCTTCGGCAAAACTTTCCTTCATTTCTATCATATTATTTTCAGCGTAAATATCACTTGGTATATATGCGTTTTCATTAGCGTATTTTTTTGCCGCTTTTTCAATTTCTTCTCTTTTCATTTTCCAACTCCTTTCGGTTTGTTTATTGGTTCTCCTCTAATTTTATATTTAATCACAACTCATAAAGATGAAAACAATTCTCATATATATTTATAAACTCCTCTCTTGGAGGGAATATCTGCGCTACATCCATGTTGTTCGGCATGAATTTGTAACGTATTTCTTTGAGTTCGTAATAACCGATAGTCCTTGTTAATGAAACTGATAAATGCCATTTGCCGAGTTCTTTATTTATGAAAATATCTTTACCCTTATATTGGAAAAATCCTGTTTCATATATCCCGTATTTGTCTTCTATGTGATCCTCTACAAACTCAATAGGAATTTTATTAAAGGCTAACGGGAACGGCCGTTTATATTTCTTCAATTCTTCTTTAGTCATGTTTTTATCTCCTTTCTTTAATTATTCCCTTATTTAAGTTTCACAAAATATTTTTTCCGTTCAAGAAATCGATAATAAATTGGTAGCTGCATCCAAACACCCATTTCTGTTGCCTATCCACATAAAAACAAACTTTTTGCCTCCTGTAATAGTAATCAACCATTTTATTGTTTTCCTCATTTATCACTCTTATTCCAGTTCGGCTATTTATATCCAAAGTTTTAAACCCGTTCGCTTTCATTTTATTCATGAAAATGTCGTATCTGTCTACCGGAAAATTCTTGTGATTTTTAAGCCATTCGAAATATTCCTTTGGCCTCTCTGTTAATCTGTATTCGTCTTCTTCAAACATGATATTTTGTTATTAAAAATTTCTATTATTAATTCTTTGCATGCGTTGATATACATAGTCATGTAATTATCATCCGTTCTGCACCGCATTTTTTTTATCTTAAACTCAATGTCGTTATTGGAGATATATCCGTTTTTGATAAAATATGGGATTAGAACGCTTGTAGGGTATAACTCATGGATCAATCCCGTTTCTTTGTATGTCTTAAACATTTCATTTACAATATTTTTAAATGAAATATCATTTGAATATTCGGAACTAATACTCAACTGTTTTGTATTATCATTCGCCGAATTTATAACAGTATTGTATCTTTTTGCTGAAACCCGATATTTGTTTAATGCGGAAATTATCTTTTGCAAATTCAATTTATATATTTCCCCATATTCTCCGCACGCCACATCGATTGTCACCAATTCTATTTCTCCGATATGCAATCCAATGAAATCCGATTTTACTTTTTCAAAGAATGCCGTTGAAATTACTTCCAAATCCTCCTCTGGAATATAATCCCTCAATATTACCGAAGATTTTCTAAGTATAAGTTTAAGGGAGTATTTCAGATCTTTTTCTGACATTTCCTTTATTTTTTTTGTTTTCATTGCTTCCCCTAAATTCATAATCTCGTTTTTTTTTGATTTAAGACACTTTTTATTTCTTATCTGATAAATTATACCACTTCGACAAAATAATTCAACACAGGGCAAATAAATAGCGTTGTCGTTTATTTTTCAAGTAATATTACATTACCATTCATCGTTTTTCCATTTTTCAAGATCCATTTTAAGCCCATCGAGCATTCTTGCAGATATACTTTTCGGATCTTTATTTTGGAATTTTCTTACCGGGAATAACCCTTGATATGATGCTGCTATTGAATTATCAACTATTTCCTGCGCTATATATGGATCACCGTTTGAAATTTTGAATAAGTGATTATACGCCCTCCTTATTCCGAGTTCTGAATTATATCTCATTTTTGCCGGCAAGCTTTGTTTGTATTCTATCCACATGCAGAAACATTCTTTGAAATCATCCCTTACAAAAGAAAGATCTAACGACTTTACAACCAAAGAATTTTCTTTTGGATATTTTCTTTTGTCATTTTCTTTATTTTCTTTTTCTTTTTCTTTTTCTTTTTCTTTATTTTCTTTTTTTTCTTTAAGTATATTATATAATATATTGCTCTCTTTTTTTTCTTTTCTTTCTTTTTCTGTTTCTATTTCTTTTTCTTTTCTTTCTTTTTCTGTTTCTATTTCTTTTTCTTTTCTTTCTTTCGGGAAAGGAATTTCGGTGTATTCAATATCTTGAATATCCGACCCTGTATTTTGACCATTAAAGTTTGTATTATACTGATTATCAACCTCTTCAAATATGGGCTCAACATCCTTAACTTCCTCTTTGTTAGCAAATTGAGCAATTGCTAATTTTGTTTCTTTTTGCTTGCGCCTTTTTTCTACTGAACGCATTGCAGCCTCTCTCCTTTTCTCTGAAATCTCATTTTTCTTTCTTATTTCTTCGTCTATATCGTTTTTGATAAAAAGGAATGCCATTTTTGTAGGTTCATCTATTTCCGGCATTTCTCCTGACTCGACATATTCTGCGATGGAATCATATACTTTAAGTCTTATTTCAGGCGAATAGTTGGTTAAGACTTTATGCCAACTAATTTTAAAAGTGAAAGTTTTTTCCCCCATAATTCTTTAAATAAAAAACCGGATAATTTTACGCTACCACACATAAAACTATCCGGTAAAGGTTATAACCATATAATATTTTTCTGTTGGTGGTAGTCAACAATCACAAAGGTACTAATTAACTTTGAATTGTCAAATAAATAGTGTTAAATTAATCTCTTACCTGTTCCATTAATTTGGTATAAGGATTATATGTTTTCTGTATAAAGAACTGATATATTCCTGCAGGCAACAAGATGGGTTTATGATCCTTTATCGGCAAAAGTTCGGGTGATGAATATGTCTGTTCATTCATCAATGAAATGTCTGTATGCTGTAATCTCGAATCCTCATTAAGTTTGTAGATTACTTTGTCGTCTAACTCATATCTTTCCACATTACCCGTAACTACGTGACAATGGCCGCTGCTACTCACTGCAATGGGCTTGTTGTCCACTTTTTTAAACCCTACCGGGATTAATCCTATTTGCCGGAATTGTACGTCTCCCGCATGACCTTTTAATAACTCTTTCATGTCAACTTCTGAAATTAAATGAATATTCTTCTTTGGTAAATGGTGATAATGAAGCGATCGCTTCTATTGCATCATTATATTTAGGTTCTACTCCAACAAGATAATTAGTCCCGGTTGATGGGCAAGTCATCTTCACCCATGCCATAGGTTTGTTGTCAAGTTCCGGGAAAGTATCTTTTGTTTTCAAAAGTTCTACTGTCTCTACGTCTCCGTTAGCATGATGTATCGTTTTTGTATCTGTTATTTCCGCCCCCAACAAGTTTATTATACCTTCTGATCCTAATACTTCATAGATTGCGCCTTTTATATCCAAGTTTTTCGCCTGTAAAAATTGATCCTTTGTTATTGCATCTTTTTTTTCTACTACCCATTCGGGGATTTGCCTACCGTTAATAAAATAATACGAACTCCCGTCTCTGAATTTTACTGCTGCCGTAGAAGTGGAGTGTAAACGACCTTGCGAATTTCGTTCAACATATATCGGAGGCTGAATGGCAAACACATAATTCTCAAATTCGTACGCATTAAACACCCCTGATTTTAATATCTTTTTGTATTGTTTGAAATTAAAATCATCAACAATGTTTATTTTCTCAAAGAAATCGTAAAATGATACCCATCCATAATTAGACAGATCTATATATGAAGAACACGAGTTAAATATGTTTAAAACAGAAGCCCCGACAGAATCCCAGACAGAATCCCAGACAGAAGCCCGGACAGAAGCCCGGACAGAAGCCCCGACAGAATCCCGGACAGAATCCCGGACAGAAGCCCCGACAGAAGCCCGGACAGAAGCCCGGACAAAAGCCCGGACAAAAGCCCAG